CGCAAACCATGATGCGTCCGAGGATGTCGATATAACAAAAAATATGTTTCAAAGATATATGAAGTTTATGTCGAAAATACGCACAAAAATAAACACTGTAGAGAAGACAGAAGTTAATAAATAAAAGGAGCTACTTTATGTTTACAACTTCTGATATATCATTAAAAAATGAAAAGGCTTGGAGACTTATCCAAAATGGACACACTATCGGCGTCTTTCAGCTAGAAAGTGATCTTGGAAAAAGATGGGCCTCAACGATTAAGCCTTCTAATATAAATGAACTTAGCGCCGTTATCTCATTAATTAGACCAGCATGTCTAGAAGCTGGCATGACAGATTCCTATTTCAAAGTTAAATTTGGAATGTCTGAAATGCCTGACTATAACGATGAAGCAATTAATAAAATTTTAGAACCCACTCTTGGAGTCCTAATCTATCAAGAGCAGCTTATGAAGTTCGGAAGCGAAATAGCTTGGTCCGATCTAAATTATATCGATAGATTAGTCATTGTTGATAAATTAAGAAAAGGTATTGGTAAAAAAGATCAAAAAACAATTTTAGATTTAAAAGATAAATTTATAAATGGATGTATAAAAAACGGAAGATCAAAAGAGACTAGCGAAAAATTATTTGAGCTTATTGAAGGTGCTGGTAGATATGCTTTTAATGATGCTCACGCTAAAAAATATGCCCTATGGTCTTATAAAACAGCATATCTAAAGGCAAATTTTCCTCTAGAATTCTATTGCACTTACCTAACTTATAGTAAAGGTAAGCAAAAGCCTAGAGAAGAAATCTCTGATTTAATAAATGAGGCTAGAATGTTGGGCATCGAAATAAAAAAGCCCGATATATCCATTTCTAAGTCAGACTTTTATTTTGTGGATGAAAATGGCAAAAAAAGTATTTATTTTGGATTATCTCACATAAAACAAGTTGGTGAAAATGACGCTGCTTGTATAGAAAATACTAGACCTTCTAGTTTTTACGAATTATTAAGAATGCATTTTGATGCTTCTGAAGATAATAAAATTAGAGGTCAAGCAGTAGAAAGCTTGATTAACTCTGGAGCTTGTGACAACTATGGTATATCACGCTCAACAATGAATTCAATATTCTTAATGCTTAAAGAATTAACAAAAAAAGAAATTGAATTTATTTTCCATAAAAAAACTTTCAATTCAATCAAAGATCTTATTGATTGCGTTTACGAGTGTGGAGATAAGCAATCCGTAAAAAGCAGAAAGGAAATAGTTAAATCTGAAGCTAAAGCTATAGATATAAAGGCTATTGACTCTTCTCCAATTCTTGCATCAAAAGAAAAAGATCTAATGGGTTTTTCTTTTACTTATGATTATAACTTAAATCAATCCGACGAAGGAAGCTGCAAAGATTGTTTTAAAAATTATAAGAACAATAAAAATACATCGATAAACCTATCAGTAAAAGTAAGCGAAATATCAACTCTACTAACAAAGAAGGGTAAAAATCCTGGTCAAGAAATGGCAAGATTTAAAATATCAGATAATACTGGAAGTATTAACGTAGTATGCTTTCCAGAAGACTATCAAAAAATTAGAGGAATTATTAGTGAAGATGGATATTATTTAGTAAATTTAATTGGTACTGGTAATGGTTGGTCAGTAAAAAGTGTAAAAATCGCATAAAAAATATATCGCTCAGCTATAATAGAACAAAGGATTAAAAATGGCAAACTATAACAAAGTAATCTTGGCGGCTAATCTTGTTTCAGACCCAGAACTAAAGACTATCGGAGAATCAAATGTTGTTAGATTTAGAGTTGCTATCAATAGAAGGTATACGACTAAGTCTGGCGAAAAAAGAGAAGATAGCACCTACATTGATTGTGAAATGTGGGGCAACAGAGCTTCAATTATAAGTACACACCTCAAGAAGGGTGATCCTATTCTGATTGAAGGACATCTTAAGCAAGAAAATTGGGAATCTAAGGATGGAGAAAAGAGAAGTAAGATTTTAATTAGCGTTGAAGATTTTGAATTTATGGGCGGAGGAAATAAGAATGAGAATGAAAGCTCTCATCAAAGAAACGCTCCCAAAAAGCAGCAAAAACAAAACGATAAGTTAGCTCTAGAATTAGAGGATGTCCCCTTCTAATGTGTGACGATAAATTAAAGGAATTAATTCTTTTCTTAAAGAAGGAAGGTCTCCTAAAAGGAGACCTCTCTTATTCAGAAATAATGGCATTATTCTACAATAAGACTAAAGCAGAAGTAAATATAAAGGCGCCAAATGGATATGCAGGATTTGCAAAAGGCAAAAAAAACTAGAGTTCTTTTAGTTACTGAGTTTAGTGGATTAAATACTGGATTTTCGGTGATGGCTCATGACTTACTAACTAAGCTACATGCTAGTGGTAAATATGAGGTTGCTGAATTAGCCTCATATGTAGAGGATAATGATCCAAGAATTAGATCTGTTCCTTGGAAAGTATATCCAGTAGTTCCATCAAATCCAGAAGAGAGAAAAGTATATAATGAAAATTATAGAACCGCTCAATTTGGTCATTATAGATTTGATAGAGCTGTTTTAGAATTTAAACCAGACATAGTTTTTTCCTATAGAGATTTTTGGCATGACGAATGGATCACAAAAATGCCGTCAAGATATCTATTTAACTATGTATGGTCGGCTTGTGTTGATTCTGAACCTCCTCGCGCAGAATGGATTGGCACGTATTCATCTGTTGATAAGGTCACATCTTATTCCGATTGGGGTTTATCGGTAGTGAAAAACTATTCCGGCAATAAAATATCTATCGCTAGAAATAATGCTATGCCTGGTGTTGATCTTAATATTTTTAAGCCAACATCAAAGGCTGAAGCTAGAAAACTTCTTGGTCTCAAAGAAGACATAAAGTTAGTTTTAACGGTTATGAGAAATCAGCCAAGAAAGCTTTTTCCAGACCTAATGAAAGCATTTAAAGATGCTTTAGGCGTTTGGGATGACAAAGGGCTTAAGAATTTAGTAGATAATACTTACTTATACCTACATACAAGTTATCCAGACGTTGGATTTGATATTGGAAAAGATATTATTAAATATAAGTTGGCTTCTAAAGTAGTAATGACTTATTGCTGCAATCATTGCGGCTATTATTTTGCTTCTTTCTTTGCTGGGGAAGTTTGCTACTGTCACTCTTGCAATAATTATACTGCGCACCCACCAAATACCGCTTTAGGCTTAACTAGAGAGCAATTGGCTACTGTTTACAATAGTGCTGATTTATATTGCCAATTAAGTATCGCAGGAGCTTTAGAGATACCATTAATCGAAGCTAAAGCTTGTGGAGTTCCCACAATAGCCACTGATTATGCTGCTATGTATGAACTGAATAGAATGGGTGGCTCGTATGGAGGCATAGAAGTTGCCGCATGGAGAGAAGAGTCTGATAAAGAGACAGGTCAAGTTAGAGCTATGCCTTCTGTAAAAGATTGCTCAGATAAAATTTCTGCATTTTTTATGGAGCCAGAAAATGTTAGAAGCGATCTAGCTAAAGAGGCTAGAAAATCTGCCGAACTTAACCATACTACAACTCAAACATTTAATAAATGGGACGCTATTTTCTCTGAGCTTCCATCCCTTAATCCCAATAGATGGTTTGCTCCAGCAAATAAAATTAATATAAACGAAGATGCAGTAAACAGCATTGAACAAGACGAAGATTTCATTTCCTACTTAGTAAAAGCATATGCTCCTCCAAAAACTTCATACGCTAGTTATGTTGCTGAGAAAGAGCTTTTAATGAATTTGCGTTCTAAAGTAAGACAAGATGGAAATCAATCTAGAAGATTTTCTAGGAAAGATATTCTAGACATTTTTAAGACTTTAGTCAACGGTTTCAATATCTTTGAGGAGCAAAGATATAAGTATTGTAACAATATATTTGAAATTAATAACGATCCATCTGAGGTTTTATGAAAAAAATAGCTTATATATCTGTTTATAGAGACGGCACTGGCTATGGAAACGCCGCTTGTGCAATGATAGACTCAATTTCAAAAGCTGGCTATAATGTAAAGCCAGTATGGATTACTCTTAACGGTCATCCAAATATTAACAATGAAAAAATATCTAGTCTTGAAGATTCAGATCTTGACGATGTAGATGTTGTTATACAGCAATGCTTACCTTCAATGTTTGTGAGAATTGAAGGAGTTAAAAATATTGGCTATTTTTTCTGGGAGACTGATAGATTTATTGGCTCTGGATGGCAAAATGGCTGCAATATAATGGATGAAATATGGGTAAATACCGAAGAACAAAAGCAAGCTTGTGAAACTTCTGGGGTTTCGGTTCCCATTAAAATAGTTGATCAGCCAAAAAATATTGAATTGAACCATTTTGCTGGATTTAATTTTGAAAAATATGGAGTAGCAGACAAGTTTAGATTTTATTCGATATCTGATTTTTCGAATAAAAAAAATGTGAATGGTCTCGTGCATAGCTTTTTATCTGAATTTTCTGCCAATGATAATGTTTGTTTGGTTCTAAAAACTTATATAAGCAAACTAGCCGTAGAACAATCTAAAGAAGAAATTAAAAAAGTAATTTCTCAAATAAAAACCCAGATTGGTAAAAGGCCAGAAACATATCCAAGCATACTGCTAATACCAAAAATGCTATCTGACTACGAACTTCAAGGTTTAGAAAATGATTCTCATTGCTTTGTTTCTATGTCTAGAGGAGAGGGTGATAGCTTTCCAGTCGCTCAAGCTTATCTAAAGGGCAAACCAGTTGTTGCTCCTAATATATCTGGCATTAAAAAGAATAGCTTGTTAAAAGATATTTTGATTACTGATCTTAATTATAAAAAAGTCTTTGGAATGCAGAATGATAGTTCTGGATTTTATTACATGTGGGATGAAAACTGGATAGATCCTTCTACTACTCAAATGTGTGAAAAAATGAGATATGTATATGAAAACTATAATGAAGCTCTAGATATAGCTCAGATAAATAAAAAATACATTATTGATAGTTTTTCTATTGATGCTTGCGCTCAAAAAATGAAAGGTTTGATATGAATCCAGTAAACTATATTGCAAATAAAATTAATAGAAGAAAAAAGAATAAATATAACATAGCTGCTTTAGCAACTCACGAATCTTATCAAGAAGCGCTAGCTAGAACGGGACATAATTTTTACATTATAAATCCCGAAAATGGTAAAAAATGGGAAGAGTCTTACAGAAAGCTTCCTTCAAATTGTGTTTTGATAAATAATTTTTATGAGCTGCCATATGATATAGACATTGTTCTTTCTCAAGAAAGAAATAGTCAGTTGTCAATTATTAATGGCTTTTCAAATGTTTCTAGAGTTCCTGTGATTAATATTGATCACACCGAGCCTGCAGGTGATAGGAATGTTATAGAAAACCTTAAAAAAATAAACAGCGATTTTAATGTATTTATTACTGAACATAACAAAAATACCTGGGGTAGCAGCAACGGGGCTGTAATAAATCACGGAATTGATACTAATATTTTTAGGGGTTGGACCCCCAACAAAAAGAAGAGGGTTGTTTATATAGTCAACTTCTTAAAGGAAAGGGATTACGCTTGTGGCTGGAAGGAATGGGAATATATTAAAAATAACGTTCAAAGAATAGATCCAGAGATAGATTTTATACTGATAGGCAGTAACCCTGGATTAAGTGAACCTATAAATGACCCTGCCACAATAGCGAATATTCTATCTAACAGCTCTTGTTATTTAAACACGTCTAAATATTCTCCGCTTCCGATGTCTTTGCTTGAAGCCATGTCCGTAGGAATACCAATTGTTTCAACAAGATATCAACAGGTCGCTGAAGTTTTAAACGATGAAAACTCTTTATCATCAAATGATTTGAATGTTTTGATTAAAAATATAGTAGATATTTGTAACAACAATAGCAATTATATAAAAATTGGATCTGCCGCTAGAAAAACTGTATGCATAAATTATTCAATAGAAAAATTTGTTGATGCTTGGAATAATTTATTTGACAAAGCCTACAATCTAAGACTTGGAAAAAAGCATGAAATATTTCATATCAAATAAAATAGATAATTATTTAGATTTTAAAAAAATAACTATAGAGGACTTCTTAAAGCTTCCTGATGATAAGCAGATAGACTCTATTAGAATTTTTCCTGGAACTTTTGAATCCCTTAAGGATGCAGAGTCCTTACTTTCTAAAATTAGAAAAATATCATCAAATACCACAGAGATAGATTTATCTTTTATAAATATATACCAAATGTTTGTTGATGCTGCATATTTTAGACTTGATGTAGGTGTGGCTCATTTAGTTTGTAAAAATATAGAAACGCCATTCAATACAGCTGCTTCTATAAACTTTATCAGAAACGGCAAACTAAATATTAAAAAGTTTTGGTTTGAGGAAAATACAACTATACTAAGGGTAGACTGCTCAAATGAATAAAAAATGCTCAGTAGTAATTCCTACTTACAATAATCAATTTTTTATTTCAAACGCAATAAAGAGTGCTGTTAATCAAAATTACGATAAAAATTCTTATGAAATAATAGTCGTAGACGATGGAAGCAGTGACAATACAGATTCTGTAATGAAAACAATTCTAGATTCTGTAGATGCAGATATAAAGTATTTTAAAAAGAAAAATGGAGGCACTGCTTCGGCAAGAAATCTTGGCGTGTCTAAAGCTAGTGGTGAGTATATAGCGTTTTTAGACGCGGATGATACATATACTCCCAATAAACTAAATATGTCCATAGATGTTTTAGATAAGTACTATAATGTGGGCATTGTATACTCAGACTACGTTGAAAAGTATCCAGATCACAGCGTTATAAGACTAAAAGAAAATTTTAATATAGAAAAGCTGTACAATCAATGTATAATCTCAACTAATTCTGTAGTCAAAAAAGAAGCGCTAGAAAAAGTCGGAGGCTTTGACGAATCTTTCCGTTACGTAGAAGATTACGATTTGTGGTGTAGAATTGTTATGTCTGGCTTTTTTGCGTTCAGACTACCTGAAGTTCTTTTTATCTATAATTCACACCCGCAAAGTAAAACTAACGTAACTAATCATGATAAAATTAATCCTGAATGGGCTAAGATAAGAGAAAGAATTTTAAAAAATGAATGGCTTATTAAACGCTAATCCTATTTCAGAAACATTTTTAATCGGTTCAAGGTTTCCAACAACTGCTTCAATTGCTATACTTTTGGATAATTTAAGGTCTCAGGAGTATTATCAATTGGCTCACAGCGTATATGCTAAAAATTCATATGATTATGACATATGCGTATTTTCTGCCGATTTAAATAAACCGATCGTAGCTGCTCCTTTTGGTGTTTTTTATAACCATATGATAGAGCAATACAATGGTTCAGTTTTATGTTTAACTATACGTGGAGCAATAAATGCTTTTGAGTGTGGTTCAATATTTAATAAGAAGATATGGTATATATCCGATATTTCAGAAATAAGAACGCTAGAGCCTAGTATAGAAAAGCTTGTTGATTTTTTTGATCATGTAATATTTACTAGTGATATTGTCAAAACTGTTTTTGAAAGCGTATATCCTAACCTAAATAGAGATAAAATGGAAGTTTGTGATTTTAGTCTTCAAAGCTTAGAAAAGTATTGGATTTAATATGAAAAAATTAGAAATTGTAAATCAACTTTTACTAAAAAATGCTGACCTTAACGCGGAAGATTTAGGTAAACTTAAAGTTAAGGAGCTAGAAAAGATGTTGAATAATTCTAGTAATCAAGAAGTTCTTGAAGATAAAGGTATTACAAAAACAGAAACAGATAAAGACTGGTCTGATTACGTAATGACTTTCTTTACCGAAGATGAGCTTAAGCAAAACATGCCTACTTGTGATGGGCTTAGAAGAGTTTTTAAGCTTTTGGTGGGCGATATAGTGACTTCTGAGATGGGCGTATTAAAGGCTCCTACCACTTTAGATCCAACCGCGTCCGTACTTTGCACAATAATTTATATCAAGCACGGTCAATCTTTAGAGAGAAAGATTTCAGACGTTTTTGACGTCAATCAAGATAACACTCCTTGGCCTTACTGCAAATCTAGCGTTGGTACAGCGGCCACGAAAGCTGAGGCTAGAGCTCTCAGAAAGGGCCTAGGTCTAGTTAGAATTTATTCAGCAGAAGAAATACAAGAAGGATTGAATGCTGATGAACTTCAAATGCAAAACCAAGAGTCAAATAGACCAATTTCTGACAGTGCGAGAATAGCAATCAGTACAATGTCTAACAAGTTAGGCCTTAATCCAAGTAAATTAATTAATTATATGGGCATTAATAAAGATGATACTTCAATGCTTTCATATTCTGAATCACATTTAGTCTTAGCTAAATTAAACGCTTTTTCTAGAGGTGAATCTAATGGAGGAGAAAGTGTGCCATCTTCAATTAAATCAAATGAGATAATACTATGAAAAAGTATAACCCTTCTTATAAGATATATAAACCAGGTCATAAGGATCACTCTAAAGGTTCGGCTACTTCTTGGGAATATAATCAAAATACTAAAAACTTCTTTTTAACTATCGCAAAACAGAATCAAGAAAAAGATAGCGGAGGAAACCCTTCCTTTTCTTGGAAAGAAAACTCAGAAACAGTCAAGCTAGATTTAGAGGAGTTGGCAGAAATTATATTAGTTTTTTCAGCTAAAAAGAATCATCTTGGAAATCCAGATGGAACTACTCAAAAAGGAAAAGGGCTTTTTCATCAGACAAAAGATGGAAATACGATACTAAAAATTTATCAAATTGACACTAGTGGAGAGTTGTCTTTTGGTCTTGAAATAAGCTCTAAAAAAGAGTCTGGGGCGTTTTGGTCTGGACAAAGAATTACCTTGACAGAAGCCAAGGTAATTAGTATTTTGTGTGAAAAGGCTATAGCTGAATCTATATTTCAGTGAATTACTGAATCATATCCATAGTTATTTTAGGAGTAGCTGGCATTGGACTCTTGCTCATCGGCATAGATGAGCTGTGTCCATTTTGGTTGTCGCTTAACATGTACTGATTTGCTGAGACTATATAATCAGTAGCCAAAGTTACTTTGCTAACCATCCACTCTTCAACTTCCATAGATCCGCTAATAGCATCTAGCATTTGCTGAGCGTTTCGAATAAGAGTCTTAAGATCTGATTTTATCATTTCAGCAGCTTCAGAAGACTCTTCTTCTATTTCTGGCATTTCAGTAGGCATTTGCATAGGCATTGATCCATTCATTGTGCTAGATGGAGCTGTTCCTTGCATTAAATCACCTAATTCTCCGCCTTGCATTTGTTGTCCCATAGGCATAACATCGCCCATCTGGGCTGGTCCTCCCATAATGACCGAAGATTCCATTATCTGAGCTTTTAATTTTTCTATTAAATTATTCATTTTTTTAAAACCTTTATATGATACACTAATAATTATAGCTTCTTAACCCTTTATTACGTTGCTTATAAACGTGACTCCTATAGAAATAATCACGGCGACTATAGCTGAACCAAAATACATTTTTGTTTTTAAAATTGCTATTTCTTCTTTTATGGAAGATAGCTCATTTTCAATCTTAGAAAGTCTTTCATTGCTTCTTGTAAGCTCCGCTAAAATTAGTTTTTTGTATTCAAGCCAACCATTTTCTTCGCCCATAAAAGCCTCATATGTATTCTATAATACACGAAATGCTCATATATGGAGCATTTGATGGATATTTAGGTTCTACAGATATAGCAATATGCCAGTCATGAATTTTTTGCGGACTTCCTGAGGACGATATATTTCCATTAATCCCACTTGGTCCTGGATTTTTGGAAAGTTCTAAGAAAGCATTCATCTTATTAGATAGCGTGGCCCAATTAGCACTTCCACTTCCTGCGCCATTAAAATTAATTCCAGTATTGCATATTTCTGCAACATATATATTTACAGAGTCTGAAGACACGGTTTGTATTTTATTGCCAACTCCAGAGGCTGTTAGTTTTGCAGAAGTTACATTGTAATTAGTAACTCCGCTAGGATCTCCGAAATTAATGTTTAAAACTGCGCACCAATTTGGTATTTCAGTCAGAGGAGATTCGACATCTTTTGCTGTGTCATTATAAATGATGGCTTTTGAAGAATCACTCTTTTGGATGTTATTTATATTGCGGTAAAATTTGGAGGAGAAAACATCAATTAAATAAGTCCTGTCCTGCTGCGTTCCAACTCTAATTAAATTATTATTTCCCGTAGAACCAAAACCTATATCATAACCATCAAAATTATTATAAGTTATTGAAGATCCATTAAATCCTATGTATCTGTAAATAAGCGATAAAGCCATTATAAATATTCAACAGAAAAATACAAACCAAAAGACGTATGAGATCCTATCCCTGTAGGAGTAGCTGACAAACAAATATACCAGTCGTGAACGGTTGAATATGTATTTGATCCGCTAGGTCTTATACCGCTAAGACCAGGACTATCTATAAGCGATAGGTACGGAGCACTTCCGCTACATGGAACCCATGAAGAAGAACCTGAACCTTCTACGGATTGGCTTGTTTCTGGATGTACTACTTCGCAAGCTTGGCAAATTACTCCAACTGGCCCGTTATTAATATTGGACCTATCATATACTTGAACTTTTGCGTTTTGCGTCCTTACTGAACTTGTATCTGCAAATTTTATATTTAAAGTTGATTTATAATTTGGAATATACTTAATCCATAGAGTAGCGTCATTTACTCCGCCTCTAGAAATGATAGCTCCTGTTGGATTAGAATATTTTACGTTATCCATTTCAGCGCCGACAGTTGTACCATTCGCGTTAGTTAAAAAAGTTCTATCTTGGTATTCATTTATTCTTACGCTAGAAAAAGCTCCTGCATTTCCAAAAAAACCTATTCCAGAACCAGCAAATGACTGTGATCCGCTATTTATAGCCCCTAAACCTTCATTAGAATAAAATGTTACTGTTGCCATATAAAACTATACACTTTAGTTTGTTCTCTTGGTGGACGAATGTTCTCCTGCGCCAGTTTCTGCAGTTAAATTTTTAAAAGGCCATACTCCAGTTAGACATCCTCCATCATGAGCATTTGCCATCGAAAAATAATAAACGGGACCATAAGTATTAAGACTGTTTCCTAGACCTTTAAGCCTCTTTCCTTCCACAATAGTATTGTGCCAAATTGGCCTTATGGAAAAGCCTGATGGGTAGGTAGATCTTGACCCCACTGGTATAGACACTCCAGTCCAATTAAGATTGGGCGTAGAGCTAGTTAATGGTCCATGTGATACAGTTATAACTCCAGGAGCGACAACACCTAATGCTCCTATCGGGTTATTAAATTCTGATATATTTACTGCTTGAACGTATCTTAAAGCTGGAGGCAATGTATTGTCTGGCGTAAAACCTCCCCATGGGCTAGATCCAGTACCTTCAGTGTGTGAACTAGAAAACCTCTGGATTTCAGCCCTATACAAAAATCTATTGCACATTCCTATGCTTGTCCAAGTCGCATCGGCCGCCGCAAGAGGTGCCGGATAACCTAAGCTTGAATTCCAATCTATACGCAAAAATACTGTCTCATCTGAGGTGTAATTAAATACATAAAAAGGCTTATATTTATGAGCGCTTTCATTTCTACTTGAAGGATTATTATCAATGAGATATGCTTTAATTTTTACTATAGATCCGCTTGGAGCTATAGAATAAACGGCGTCATTTGAATTGTTGGATAGTTCCGCTAAATTCAAAGCCCAATTGTTTGGAAAAATTGTACCATTTTCCCAGCTTTTTGCTGGGAATTGTATACCATCTCTTGAGAAAGGATCTTTTGCTGACTCTGGACCTTTTATATCTACCTCTCTCCATAAATATCTATTAACATAATTCTTAGTATCAACTCCTGTTCCAGTGGCTCTTATAACTCCAGTTATTTCAGCAAAAAAATAGTGATCAGTATCCCAAATGCCGTGTCTTTGATTATATCTAACATCCAATGCTCCAGCAACGAAAGACTCAACTGGAGCTTCTCCTCCAAAAGGCGTTGGACTTCCTCTAACATCATCAATGAAAGAATTTTCAAATCCTAAAAAACCATAATCTTTTGCCGCTGTAAATGCAGTGTCATGACCATTCATCTTTTTTAGAGATATTCCTTTATTTGGTACTGGTCTGCCAAATAAGTCATATCCCCAACCAGCTACAATCAACGGCATCTTCATTGCCATGCCACGAGCTGCATATGAATCGTAAACTCCAGGCACATTACCCATTGCAACGCCAGGATCTCTCGAAGCATTGTCTCCTGCATTTCTAGCCTCAAATGGATTTAAGGCATGTGTGTCACCAAATATTTTCATGAAATAATACCTCCCTCTATTGTAGGCGCTTGTCCATTTTTTGCCTTTGTTGGATAAGTGCTATAGGGAGTAAAAATTGAACTAAAGTGAGCCATTGCTAAATTTGGATAATTTGAAGAAGATTCAGAAGCCCTCTTAGCGTCTAAACTATTAACATTGCTAATGGATGGGTTTGCATTAACTGGAGAAGAAGATGAAACTAAAGAGTCGGCAGTAAAAATACCTCTAGATGCCCTATTTCCAAAATTTGAAGATCCAGTCTTTTCGTAAATTTTTGCTAAGATATCATCATATATTCTAGAAACTTTAATATTTTCTTGCCTATTTGAAAAGGAATTTGTAGAGCTAGTGGAGACTGCAGAAATTTCTGATCTCTTAGTGAAGCCTGTCGGACCAAAAAAGCTCTTAAATTTATATGTTGTCTTTATTCCTTCAGTATCAAAACTCATAGATATATCGCTTATATTGCACATCTCATCGTTTTCTGAAGTTATTATTTGACCTCCTAGATTAAATTCTGGATACCCTTCTACAGTAATATTTGCATAAGCTATTGTATGTGTTGAAGTATTTGCTCTCTCAGCAATTATTGATCCAGCTTCATTCATTCTATCATAATTGCCATAGTTCCAAGGATTTAGTTTTGAATCCTCAATTAGATTTACTGGTCTAGAATATGCATTTCCATTAACCCATGGACCATATTTAATATAATTCCATTGTAATGGTATAAAAAAGCCTCCATGGCTAACGCCTTCAGAAGGGTCAAGATTTATTAATCTAAATTCTGATAAACCAACATGTTCCTGTAAAGAAATAGCGCTAGTTTGCAAACTAAAATAGTAATCTACAGATATACAGTCGTTTACAAAAGATAAATTTAATTGTTTGCTATTTACCGGATCTTTTAAATTTGCATTGTCGTATGTTAAAAGAGTTAAGTTATTAAAAATCTTAGACATCAACTCTAAAAATTCTCCGCTCTTATCTGTAGTAGAAGTATAAGCCTGTCTATAAGACACAGAGAAAGTTTTTATTTTTCCATTTGGAAATCTAGTTAAAGGAGTGACATGTCTATAAGTGGACAGGCCGCAATTAATATGTGAGTTTAAGGTTACTAGCGCAAATCTAGGATCAAAACGATATGGCTCTACCGAAACTCCAGAATAGAAAAGAGTTTCTGAATTAAAGGAAGATGTGTTAATATCTGCGACCGAATTGGCAGCCCTTATTAATTCAGACTTGTCTATCTGAGCTATCTGATAACTAGAAAATTGATTAAAAATTGAAAATGGATTTATGAAAGCAAAGGCTTTTAATAAACCGTTTTGATTTTTAAATGAACTAGAATCTGAGTAAATTAAAGAGTTTGGCAATCCAATACTTGCAGATGTATTATAAAATGCTATGTCAGGAGCTGCGTCTGTAATTTCATATTCAATAGGTATTTTCTTTTCATTATGAAAATAAGACGTTCCAATGTCATCACATATTGTTGAAGACGGTAATCTACAAATAAATTTTTTACCGTAATAATCTTCTGCCATCTGTCTAGTTGCTTCATATACCGCGTCTTTTAAAGACTCACGAAGCGGATTCGTATTACTAGTGACAACTGAAGTTAATGAAGGTTGTCCTTGTTCAAAATCAAAATCTGGTCCAGTAACCCCAATATTAGCGGGGTCCATACTAAAAAGAGAAGTTGAATTAGATGATGGCGCACCAAAACCATAACCTATGTCAAAAGAATTATAAGTGTTATATGGAACTTGATATAGTGATCCATTTGCGGGATTTCTATATTCGTACCACACCGTAGTTGCCCATGATGCTTTTGAATGTAGGGCTGCTCTTAAGACATTTTCAGTGGCTATATACCCTCGACGAACTACAGAAGATTGAGCCTTATCTCTTCTTGGATAAGGAACTCTATTATTACCAAATTCATCTGTACTATTGGTGATACTAGTTACAGTATTGGTAGAAGAAACTTTCACGTTCAAGGTTGGTATATTTGCAGCGATATTTCCTACATATTGATCAAAGATATAATCTAATATAACAAGCGGTCTATCAATTACCATTCCGTTTCCTAGTTCACAAAGTCTAGGAAAATTACCATTAGGAGAAGTATTCCATAAAGTTCTTACTCTATCTCCTACTACAACTGAAACGGTAGGCTCTTCTCTTAACTCTCTTCCAATCTCCCAAGAAGAAACTCTATTCGCCCTATCTTCTATAAAACTTCTAAGTCCATTTGAGTCTTCAAAGTTATATTGATTTCTTCTTTTAATTCCTTTAATTTTAATAATATTCCATCCTGGGCCAGGATCAATATCAACAAACCAGTCCATACCACAATCTCTAGCCGCTTGATTGATAGCATCTTCAACAGTACTAGACTGTTGTTTTAATCTATAACCTCCAGCTAAATTTGAATAAAAAGAAGAATCGAAAGCAATTTTATAATTAGTATTATAAAATGAAAAAAGTTTTGTCTGTAGAGCTACTGCTAATTTATCAAATCTAACACCTTCAACAGACCAGTCTAAATCTATAGGGTTATTAAAAACAGATGGAGCGCAAAAAATATTCCAAGATATTGTATTAAACCCAGTATTATTAATATCTAGATTTGTATCATTAATTAAAGGTATTTGATTTAATAAAATTCTTGGATCAGAAAGCTCTATATTTATTAGATTTCCAGCGATAGATTTGCTTCTTCTATACGAGGTGACTATTCCAGCAAATTTAAAATCTGATCCTGGAATTGAAAAAGTCGCAAAAGATCCTGGGTTTCCATTTAAAAAAGGCTGACCGCCTTGCGTAGAACCTAACTCGTCATTAATGTCATGATCATCCGCTCCAAAATCATCTCCAGCATCAAAATCTTCAGCTAGTGTTGCTGACAAAGTTGAAGGTGAAGAATTAAATCCAATCGAGCAGTTAAAACTCACAACTGAACAGTTTAAAAATTTTATAGGTTGAACTTGTGATCCTGACATTAATTATCCTCCACATAAGTAACAGAAATACTATATTTTCCTTGTTTTAAATCTAGATTATGTGAAAAAGAAGTTTTCCAAAAGCTAGAGTTTTCAGTTCCTGCAGGGATACCATTCACCGATTCTATATAATTTAATCCAGAAGTTTTTAATCCTGGCATCGAAGAAAAAGTTGTTATTCCAGTAGCTGTAGCAAAGATTGCGTTAATAGATCTTTTAACAGATTGTTTTGTTTGTATGTCTTGTATTATTGGACCTAAAGCTCTGCCAGGTATTGCAATTTCAGCAATGACTCTTTCATCTTCATTTGAAGACATAGATATTTCTACATCAGTAAAACATGATGGAAGGTCAGAAGCTTTTTCTTGAAATTCTAGATCGTAAGTTACTGTTCCAGTGAATGGGCTGTAAACGTAATTATTTACAATAGGTCCAAGTAGATCTATTAACGCAACATTAAATGCAGCGTTTATTCTGTTTTTAAAAGTAGAATTAGTTAATGTTTCAAAATAGTTTTTTGCCGCTGTCGAGGCAGTTGTTGTTCTAGTAGCACTTTGGTAGCCTTTTATTGTTCCAGATATTTTATAAGAAGTTTTACCTGATGCATAAATTTGATTTTTATTTATTGAATAATCATCTGAACAGTAGGTGTTATCGGTAATGTTAGGCGCATACAGCCATCTAACCGTTATTCCATAAGAGCCATCTAGCTTGTCGAACTGCTCTGAAACCTGAGAATTTACATAAACGTAACCAGCTGGAAGAGATAAAATAGGATAGCCGCCTAAGCTAGGCGAGTCTCTAACGTCACCATCAAATCTACTATTTACCCATGATCTAGCATATTCAAAAGATTCAGTAAGGCCGCTTTCCTCAGTTAGGTCTGCAGAATAAACTTTAAAAGATTGCGCATTAACACTTCTAGTAACTGTTATGGTGTTATCATAATCGTTAGACCAGTCTACAGAAAAACTGTCGTTGACAGATCTCAAATTAAAATCTTTAAAGCTTTCTTCAGTTGGATTTATACTTTCTCCGCCAAACTTAATGTCGCTAGCAGAAAACGAAATTGTATAATTTGATATGTCAGTAGTAGTAGAAGGCTCAAAATCTATATTACTAACATAATAATTAAATTCAATTGTTTTTTCAGTCTCTAAACCTGTTGTGTCATCTACATGAACTATTGTAACGTTTTTAGCGTTTTCTGAATCAGGCTCTATGAGACATAATTTTCTTAAAGCTTTTTGTTTTTCTAAAAGCGAACCAAATCTATCTTCTGAAGAAAATATTGCCTCGTTTGTATCAACGCCAAAAGCGCCTGTGCTATTTGGAGATCCTTTATTGGCAATTAGACTGCCTGTCAGGGTAATAGAGTAAGAGCATGAAATTATATTACCAGCGCCTGATCTATTAATATCGTGAGATATTGCATAAAAGGGCGCAGGAATAATTTTACGACCATCAATATATACATTAGCCATATCGTTTTATTCCTGAGGCAATTCTTTGTCCAAACCAATTTACCCCGTAATCATAGCTCCAGAAGTCAAAAATATCAATTTCACCAGACGCTGGAGAATATGACGCTCCAGAAATTTTCGGATATTTCTCTGCAGTAGAAGTCCATTGACCAGAGGGAAAATGAACGTTTCCGTTAACAAGCCCTGTTCCAGGCCAAAGAATATCTTTACCTCCCGCAGAATCTTGCTCTACAAATAATTTCACATAAAAAGCTCTACTAACTGCCGCATAATAATCATTCAACATAAAGTCAGGAACTTGGAATGTCAGGGGAGTTGAAGTAGAAGTTATTTTTGCTTTATGAATTAAACCGCTAGAAGGGTTTATTACTACAGAAGAAGTTGATCCTAAATCGTTTAAAACTAAACCATAAGCTCCCAAAGATGCGTGGAAAATAGTTCCATTCGAAACACCTCCCCCTTCAGAAACGCAATTAATATTGCCTCCTAGGGTACTAATACCTCTGTTTATGTCTGAAACTAAAACTTTATTAGCCTGCACAACTCCATCATTTACAGTTCTATGTATTTTATTTATTTCTGAGGCGTTAGCTGTTATTAAGGTTCCAGACATATAAACAGAGCCTGAAACGTCAATTGATGTTGTAGAAATTTTTATGCTGCTATCTGTGCCGCTTCCACAGCCTACAAATCTTAAAGTAGAGTCAATTCCATTGTTAGAATTACTTAATTTAAGTAAGTCTTTATAAGTCTCTGAAGGTGTGTATCCAGTTAAAGGCGTTCCCATATTTTATATACCCTTTTTAAACCCTTCCTCTTGTGAATAATGTAAAGTGATTATTAATATGTCCTAATCCACTACAATAAATTGTTAAGTCTCCAGTTACCGAAGGCATTGCTCCGCTAATGTAAGAAGTTATGTTCGAACTAATAAAATCATGCCCAATAGAAAAAATTGTTATATTACCTGAAGATAATGCATCAGATCCCTCTGCATGCATAAACATATTCAAATATGCCTCATTTACGCCTTGACCACTGTTCGAAATAAACATTGGCATTGAAGCATTGAAAGTACCTCTATACTTTCCAGACATGAACATTGCAAGACTTCCAACCGCTCCAGAGGCTGAGGATGTTGTATAAGGTATATACTCCCAGTCTTGGCAAAAATAAGAAGCCGTTACGTCACACGATACGTTATAAGAATTCCATGAAGAACCTAGATCTTCCCACACTCCAGGCCTACTATAAGCGGCCATGTATAATGTTACTGATCCGCTTGACAATTCTTTAGCGTATAAATGTAAAGGAAGAGTTCCTGAAAGTAAGCCAGGAGCTCCCGAAGCAAACAGAGTAAATCCAGTTGATGCAGAAGCGAAAGATCCAGGAAAGAATAAATTTAATGATTGAATTGCTGACATTTTAAGTTATTCCTGGTACAGATATACCTGATCTTCTGAATGCCTCCCTTAGTCTTTCATTTATTCTATTAAATACTTGATTTCCTACATCATTTAAAGATTTATCTAATTGATTCAAATCAAAATTAACGCTAATATTATCGACGCCAGTTATTGAAAGTTTGATTTCAGATGGTATAGCAGCTATAGCCTTAGTAAGCGTGCTTACTTCATTACCAATAATAGATAAGTTTCCATCTAAAGTACTAGCAAGTTCTTCTTGGGCCTGAATTCTTTTCAATCTTTCTTCGTCTAATTGTCTTAAAAGATCTTCAGCCTTTTGAGCGTTTGTCTGTATGTCCTTAGGGCCTATAGCTACGCCTGTTATATCAGAAATTCTTCCAGCTAAAGAAGCTCTTATTGCAGCTAATAATTCTTCGCCAGAAACATTTGTTCCTGCGAATTCATTAGAACCTACAGTCTGTAAAAATGAACGCAAATCATTTATTTGCTGAGATGTAAAGCTTGAAATATTTTGAGCTACGGCTTGAGCTATTGTTTGGCTAGTTTCTATTTGTGTAGTTCCAAGCGTACCAAACTGCGGGTTTGCTTTAAGAACTTCTGCAATTAGAAATCTTGCATCTTCAGAACTTCTTTGAAGTCTTTGGGTATTAAGAACTTGATCTACTCCAGAGCCAGAGAATAGTTGTCCAATGAAAGACTCTAAAGTATTTCTTTGTGACTGTATTTTATTGTTCACAACATCAACTTCATCAGCTAATATCTTAAACGCGTCTTGAGCTTTATTTAAAAATACTTGAATAGAATCTTCAACAAGCGCTCTAGCTGTAGCTAAGTCAGAAGCTATTTTCGGTGCAGAGCCTGAACTGCTAATTCCTCCAGATATTCCAAACTGTGACAATAATTTGTTTATAGACTGGATTTCAGGTAAATTAATGTTACCTAGGCCTACTCTGCCGCTTTGAATAACTCTTTGAACTCCAACTTGAATACTTTTAATTTGATTAATTAAACTTCCAGCTCCCGATATATCAGAAGGAGCCCCTCTAGATAATAAAATTCTTTGGTTTTGTATAGCTTGATTTTGAGACTCAACAGATCCACTAAGACCTGTCGCTGATCTTAAATTAAGTATTGAGTTGGCTGTATCGACATCTAATTTAGTTATTTCAAACTGCGCTTCTCTTCTTTTAATAGTAGCATCAACAAGAGCTTCAGCTATCTGTAATTGCTGCTCTAACTGAAAATTTTGGACGTCTATTAGGGCATTTGCTTGTTCAATTAGCGCCCTTCTAGAGTCTTCAATTCCTAGAATTCTCTCACCAGCTTTGATATCTTTGGACTCTATAGCTGAAACGATGTCTTTAACATTAAATGGCAGACTTTGTGTTCCGCCTGCTAGAATATCTAGAAACGCCTGCGAATTTGGGCCTATAGATCCAAGTTCGCCAAATGTTCTTCTAATTTGTTCAGCAATATCAAAGGTGCTTTGAAAGCCTCTAATGGCAGCTAAATTTTCTGACTCACCTTCTTCTAGAGCTGTATTCCCTCCTATTCCTCTTAATACTTCATCATTTAATAATGATAAAACTCTACTTCTAGCGCCAACATTTTCTGTTGACGCTAATTCAGAGATAAGCCCATTGATTATTTGCGCAAGGCCTTGTATTTCAGGTGATATTACATTTATAGGGGATATTCCAGATCTAGATATAACATTTTTAGCGTCATTTATTGAGGCAGATTGACCAAGCGCTTGAGCTCTAGGGATAGAGAATGCGCTACTTATTATATTTCTTATAGAAGAAAAATCTAGGTTAGATCTTTTAAGATTTTCTGTAAATTTTATTATTGAGTTGGTTTGCGTATCAATAGTTCTAGTTAATGAATTAGATAATAAACTTAAGTTTAATCCAGCCTCTGTTGAAATTTCTGATAGGTTCTTAACAGAAAACGTAAGTTCTTCAAAAGAGTCTGCGCTGTTAATTAGCGGAGCTAAAGCCTTTTGTAACTGCTGTTCAGAAAATTGAATTCCACCAAAATCAACAGCAGAAAGCTGTGAAGCAGTTATTTTTGCGGCCCTTCTTCTATTTTCTACTGTGTCTGGACCTAAATTTTCTAAAAATACAGATCTCAATAATGCATTTACTTTTGCAGAAGCTTTTTGTAAATCTGCAAATTCTTCATCCTGAAAACCTTCTTGGTCCGTACTAGAAACTCCACGCAGTAAAAGATTGCTTAAAGATTTTTTTGTTTCAGCGTCTGCCTTATTAAAAGTCTCTTGAAGAATTAAAGATCCAAAATTTAAATTACTATTTACAGGTCTTCCACTTCTAATAGATTTTTCTAAGTTGGCAGCTCCAAAGCTTAAACGTGATTGTTTAGTAAATTTTTCAATTTCATTATCTATAGAAATATTCTCTAGAAGAGTAGTTATACCTCCTACTATAGCGCCAATAACACCTCCAATTAAAGCTCCTTTAGCTCCAAAAACCAAACCAACTAAAGCTCCAGTTGTCGCTCCTGAAGTAATTCCCGATAGATAGCTTTGCGTTTTTGGTGAAGCGCCTAATGCTGGAGCGGCAGTATTTATAATTCCAGGAACGGCTGAAGCTAAACCTAAAGCCAATAAAGGGTTTACTCCAGATCCGAATATTCCTGATCCACCAAAAAGTCCTCTTATGCCACGGCCTCCAGATCCAGACCTTCCAGCTCCGGCAACTCCCGCAGCTAAACCAGCACTTCCCACAGCGGCTGCACCAGCAGTTCCTGTAAGACCTGCAGAAAAAGTTCTAATTGCGGCAGTTAAATTATTTAAAGATGTAGTATTTGATTGTACGTTTAGAGAGTTTTGTCTGTAGGCGGCAATTGCACCTCTAATAATACCTGTTAATCCCAAAATTAGAGAAGAAAACACTAAAGGATTTGCAAAATTTCCTGCAGTTTTATTTTGTCCTACGGCACTTAAAGCTGTAGTTAATCCCGCAGGAATAGAAAGTAGACCTCTAGTAAATTGATTGTTATATATACCTTCTACAAACGCCGTGAAACCGTTTTTTATTCTTTCTATAGCGGGGCCTATATCGTCAACTCTTTGTAAGAAGTCTCTTAGAAGCGACTCTTCCGCTTTATCTATAAGTGATAATCCGCCTTGAGCTCTAATTGCATTTGCTCTTTTCTGGAAGTCATCAAGGCCATCTATAAGTGCAGCTAATCTACCCGCTTGTCTTGCGTCTACTATTTGAGATAGAATGTTTGTCTTTTGAGCTGCACTCAAATTGTTTTTCGCAAAAAACTCAGAAAGTTTTACGAGCCTTTGGAAAGGATCAACAACGTTATCAGCATCTACTCCTATCTCTTTAAATAAAGTATTAGCTTTGGGGGCAAAGAGTTTTGAAGATAACGTTTTAATAAAAGTACCAATTACAGGAGCCGCTTCTCTTGTCTTTTCTCTTGTTACTGTAACGAGTGTTATAAAGTCTTCTAAACTTCCACCTACAGCAGCAAAAGATCCACCGCCTCGCTTAACAGCTTCGAAGAGGTCTTGAGATTCAACTGCATAAGCTTTAGAGGTTTCATTTACCAAACCTAAAATGTAAGGAGTCTCTTGTAAGGTTAGATTAAACTGATTTATAGACGCAATAAGTCCATCGATAATTTCTTCTGTATTACCAAAGCTAGGTCCTAATTCTGCAAAAGTAACCGCTCTAATTGTAGATTCAAATCCAGCATCGCCTTTACCGAAGCCTGCCGCAGCTAAAATTTTTGCTGATTTTGCAATATTAAGAGCACTTGTACCTGTAGCGATTGAGAGTTCAAAAAATTGTTTCTTTAAACCAGCTCCAGTATCCCTCAAGTCATTAATTCTTCCAGTAAAATCATCAACACTACCTTCGCCTGAGTCAAAAATCTGTTGAAGATTTGTAATCTCTTTCTCTAAAAGAGCGGTCTCTGTAATAGCTGTTCTAATTGCAGAAGCTACCGTATATAGTCCAGCAGCCCCCACTATATAGGCAGCAACTCTTTCTGCGGCTAAACCGACTCTACCGCCTAAACGCTCAAATGCAGTATCTCCATATTTAGCTATTGCTGCAAATCCAGACTGAGTTCCTGCAGCAACTGCCCTAACGTCATTATTAAAATCTCTTAAAGCTCTTCTAGCTTCGTTAGACTTATCTTCAGCACCTTTTAATGTTCTTGACAAAGCTTCTCCTGATAGAGAAGAAACATCTACTCCTTCCCCTAAAATCTGCCGAGTTGCAGCTTGCTTTAATTGAGTTGGTGAAGCAGAAACTCCCGGAACATTCAAGCCTTTACTAGTTAATAAATTAATGGTATTTCTTTGTTTTTCTAAATCTAGAGTTGCTTTTTCAATAAGCTTATTTATTTTTTGTCTTTGACGTTCTTCAATAGCTAATTGTTGAGTTATTTTCTTTTGCGCCTGTTCTTTTTCTTTAGCCGCAAGTTTTTCTGCAGCAATTTTTTCTTTTGCTGCCAATTTTTCAGCAGATATTCTTTCTTTTTCAGCTAGCTTTTCAGCATTTATCTGACTTTTTATAGCTATGTTTCTAGCTTCAGATTCTCTTTTTAATTCGTCTAATCTAGCTTTTCTAACCTCAGGAGTAAGTCTAGCTACAGCCTCTCTTTGTCCAGCAAAAGCAAAATCTAACTCTTGCTGTTTAGATGTCAGTTTAGTAGATAGTTCACCTCTTCTAAACTGGGCTGTAACTCCAGTTCCTTCAATGCTCGCTATTTGTGATTGAAGACTATTTATTTCTCCCTTTAGTTTTAATATTGTTTCATCAAAAGCTCTAACTTCAGGTCTAATTTGTATTTTAGATATTTTAGAAGCCTCTCTGCCAACTTCTACTAAAGCTGTTTTAAGCGCAGAGAGTCTGCCGATCTCTTTTACTGGATTTGGTATAATTGAAGGATTAGCTTTTATTGCAGCTATCCCGCCTTTTATTACCTTTAAAACTTCAGGAATTTGTTCTAATTCTGTAAGAAAGGAGTTTAGTTTAGACTCATCAAAAGCTATTTCTGGCTTAACTTTCACCTTCGCTACAGCGTTTTTAAGAGATGATAATAAATCTTCAGATAATTTAGAGACTTGAGATAACTGCTTTGTGTCAATGTCTAATCTTATCTTCTTAGAGAAGCTTTTTCCGCCAACTATAGAATTAAGCGCGTTTTTTACGCTTGGCGAAACTACTATTCTAGAGACATTTACCTGAGAGGCAAAATTAAGTAAAAAGTCCGACAATGTATCCTAAGCTCCTGCTTAAAATACACTATTAACTTTTATTTTCTTTGCTTTTCTTTTTGACCCTCTTTGGTTCAGAATTAGGCTCTTTATTTGTTTGATTAGATTTTTCAAGCCATATATTTTCTGGTCTGACCCTATTTATCTCTTCCATGAGATTCTTCGCTCCATCATAAACAACACTTAACATTTCAGAAGAAAATTTAATAGCCAACTCAGAAGTATCTTCTTTATAGTCTTCAAAATCATCCCAAATTAAAGAATCATCTTCCTCTCTAGAGCAAGAAAACACTAAAAAATTGAAACGTTCATTTTCAGCGTATAGAGACGCTGACTGTGAAGAAAGTTCTCTTTTTGCCTTATCTAATTCCTCTATATCTTTTCGAAGCTTTACTATTTTTTCGTACTGCTCCATTCCTTCATCGATAGTAGAAAATGAATTGGAGGTAAATTTTAACTCAATAGAACTGATCAATTTCTCTAAATTTGACTTTTCAGAATCATTAAAGGCTTTAATTCCTCTAGCTTTAATTATATTATCTATTTCAGCCTCAAGAAATAAGCCATCAGCTATAGCTTTTCTATACGCTTTGGCGTAAATTGAATCGCTTTCTTTTCTAATTTTGTTGGTGGGTCTTATAATCTTATAATTTTTGTCTTCAAATACAAATTTTGTTTCTTCGTTCATGATTTTACCTGTACGTTAAAATTTTTAAGCATAGAAATTGCTTTTTTTCTTTCTCTATTTCCTTGATCAAATATTTCACTTCTTAACTTTAAGAATTTTTCATACCAAAATCTTTGTTCAGAAGTCATATTTTCTTCATCTAATTTTTCAGACTCTCCCCAAAGACTACCAAATTCTAATTCAATCTTATGTACAGCACCAACAAAAACTGTCTTAAAATTTGAGGATAGAATATTTTCTAAAACTTTTTTAGCAGATTCGTCCATCCCGCAATTATTGATATATAAATATGTTTTATTATCTTCCATTATTCTTTTCAACAGACATTCTGTTGATCTCCATCCTTAAATTAGTCTGCACATCAGGCAGCTTGTCCTCATTAAGATTTCCGTGTTTGTCAATAGAGTCTAATCTGTCCTTTATAATTTTTCGCGAGTCCTTAGTATTCATTTCTGAATACACTTTTTTAGCGTCGTCAGGAGTATCAACTTTAATAAAAACTTCTTTTGCTCCTAAAATTTTCTTATTTTGTGCTATCTGTGTTGAATCATTGTTGCTTCTATGCTTATTAGCTTGGTCTATAAACCAAAGGTCTAACCTTTCATCATCGTCAACAACATCATGACCAGGAAAATCAGAACTTTCATAAACAGAATCGTATACGTTAGACCAGTAACAAAGTTCATACTGACTTTTTGTCAAGTCACTAGAGCAACTTTTAAACAAAGACATTCCTGTTTTTGATGAAGTTTTCCACATAGTCCTCCAAGGCTCTGTTCTAGCGATTTCTCTTATTTCTTTTTCACTACATCTAGTGGTATTTATGGTTAACTTTAAAAGCTCCTCAATCTCATTAGATGGTGTATCGTTTTCAAAAGATTCAAAATCAGACCAATATTTAGACTCATCAATATTGTTGAGAGATAAAAACAATAGTAGTTGATTTGTTCTGTTTATTTTTTGATACTCTAGAGTCTGCGAAAACATGGAATTTCTTATAGAAGAGAGTTCTTGAATCCTTTCCTCTAATTTTGAAATAGCTAAATCTATAGATTTTATAGCTTTTTCTTGGTATTTATACTGTGGTTTTTCTGCATGTAATTTATTTATATCTTTATGACATGTTTGAAGTTCTTGCTCTTTTTCTTCAGACCATAAATTTTGAACAATCAATATCTTTTTACACTCTTCATCAGATATGAAACCATCTTTAATAAGCTGTTCTTCAATTCCAAATAGATATATTGGCAAATCTGCCATGACAGCATTAGTTGGTTCATAATATTTATATAATTTATTTTTATATTTAATAACAAAAAAGCCAGATATTATCTGGCGAAGCTTGGCTTCCTTTGTTGTTTGATTCATTACTTATTCCATGGGAACTTCTTTGAAACCCATGACCAAAGAGGAGCGCCAATTAAAGCGCCAGCAGCAAAAAGTACTATACTGTAAAAGATTGTTCCGAGAGTAGAGCTTAATAATAATTCCATTTTTTTCTCCTTATTTAATTGTAGGTTGTTTTCTTCTATTTTTTTAGTGTTTTTTACATCTTGAATATTTTTTTGAGGCTCAGGCTTAGGTCTTTCGTTTTCAGATGTAAACAATTCTAAATCAGCAGTCACTAAATCTTCATTTTTATGATCATTATCTTTAGCGGTTGAAGCTTTTAAATCTTCTGAAAAACCTTGTTCGTGAATTATATCTTCCGATGAGACGGTAGATACGTTAGATTCCACGGCTACTAAATCTTCTTGTTTTTTGTAATTTTTATTTACACATCCAATGATCAATAAAAATATTATAACTGAATAAAGTTTCATATCTATTATTGCTCTATAACCTAATTAATTATTAAGTAAACGAGAACGATTCATTATCTACAGCTCCAGCAGGGTCTAAGCTAGAAGGAATTCTAGTAACAGTAAGTTTATTGAAGTTACTGTAGTTATAAGTCACAGTTCTATTTCCACCGCCAGTGTCTCCACCAGAAGAGCTTACAGAAACCAATTTGTTAGAAGATCCTAAATCTATCCTTGTGCCGTCTTGTATGACTAGGAATATTCTTTGATTAGTAGTATTGTCAGCATTTTCTTGTGCTACTATAGCGTCGCCTTCGGTGTCAGTTATTTCAATTGAACAAGTAACTTCAACAGGGAAGTCGATATATCTATGATATGGGCCTCTTCTACCTAACTCGAAAAGTTCTGTTCTTCCTAAGTCAGTTGAAATCTGGATGTTTGAAATGTGCGCACCATATCCAGCGTAGTAACTTCCTAGAGTGCTGTGCCATTCTCTGTTGTATCCAGTAGAATCTATACCTGGAATATGTTTTGGTAAATAAGACAATTCAGATGAAGATGAGTCTGAGTTATATCCAAATATTAAATGCTGTCTTCTTACTACAGCTCCAGTTGGAGGAGCCGAGCTAGCACTCATGTTAGGCATGAAAGGAATAGAAGAAGCCGCATTTCTCCAGTTCTTACTATTGCCTACTAAGGTTACTGATTCTGTAAAATTTCCGTCTGTAGGCAAATTAAAATTGATAGCGCTAAGATACATACCACTCATGAAGCACTGGTTTAACATTGTTCCAGTACCGCTAGCGGCCGACAAATTGTCTTGATAAAAGTTTACAGCAACATCGCATCTTTGATTAGAGTATCTGCTAATCAATTCTGGACCTTGTCCAGTCAAAGGAGTTGCGAGGTGTTGTAATAAAGCAGTGCCGTCTAAAACTTTTTCTACTGTAACTTCTACGTTTGGTATATTTTCAATATTTTGATAGATATCTAACTGACCTAACTGGAAAACTCTATCAATATTAAAGTTTGTGTCTATACCAACGCTTTGAACGCCTGAGGCTGTTCTGAAGTTTGCTCCAGTGACACCAGTAGACGCAAAACCTACAGCAGCAACTGCATAAAAAAGCCTATTATTTGTATTTATTCTAGTTGACATGGCCTAATCTTCTTAGATTAAATACACAATTCATATTATTACTTCTAAATCCATTACCACCCCTCCTCTAATTAGAGGCAGTGCTATAAAGGATTCTATTTCCGATGCATCCTCTTTAAATTTTAAGTTTTTCCAAAAATAATTGCTAGATCTATCAGATAAAGAAAGTCCACTTGGGTTTTTTCTTCCTTTATAGTCTAATGGATAAAAACCAGAGTTTCTTATTTGTGTAGAATCATAACCAATAATAGTTTGATTTTGCAAGGAAAGACAAGAATCTACTAAAAAGTCATATAATATTACATCTTCAGAAATAATATCAAAACTTACAGAAAAATTATCTAATCTTACAGAAGATCCTAATTCATACGGATCTCCACCATCTCGACGTATGTCTACAAAAATTGCGGGTAAATAAGCTTTTAATTCACTAGACATTTCATCATATCCAGAACCTGGAGGCGTTGTTTTCCAATTTCTTAAATGAGCATTAAATATTCTTTTATATTCGGGACCTATCGAAGAATATACAAAGCCTACTCTTTCAGAATGATTACAAAATACATTAAGACCAGAAGGCATAGGATTTGTAAAAACTACACCTCCTCTTGCATAGTCTATATAATGATCATAAACTCCACCGTTATTCTCTGCATAAAACAATCCAGATATCCAAATTCCACTAACATTTATCGGAGCTTCACCTCCAGTATAAGTTGGATTTTGACTCTCCCAAACCCAATTTGAACTGTTTCCTGCCCAAAATCTGAAATTACTAAATTCTTGTCTATATGCAGGTCTTAATTGAGCTAAAGAGTAACCGTCATATCCAACTATTCCAGTAGTGAAGTTATAATATCCACCAGCGTCAATAAGAGATTGAGAAATTTTATTTATTATATTTTCTCTAATTATTGTTCTTGGAGTTAATTGTCCGAAATAAGAAATATCTCTAAAAATACCCATACCAAAATTCCTTTTTTTAGTCTAATTACAAATATAATACGCTTTATGTAGATTCGCCAAGAACTGTTTTAACTAAATTAGTTAGATATTTTTCAGGATTTATTCCAAGTGCGCCAGCTTGTTTAATTACTTGCAATCTTAAGACACCTTGATCAACGCCAGTAAATGCAGCAACTCTAGCTATTTGTTGATCTATACTTGCTGAAGATATGGCGTCGTCTAATTCTCTAAGCTCTGTAGCAAATCCAGTAGTATAGTTTTGATTAGCGCCTTTAAAATCTTGACTTACGTCTGCTCCTGCACTAGCTCCTAATCCGCCTATTGTTTTTGCTCTGTTTTGTAGTGACCTTTGTGCTCTTATTAATGCTAGCTGCAAATTTTTTTTAACTTGCTTTAAGCAGCTAGGCACTGTTTTTATCGCGGCTTTTTCTATATTTGGTAGGTACTTTTTAAAAGTATTTTCTATTATACTTTCTGCTTCTGGAGCAGGCCTCCATTCATTAGGGTCATAACTTCCTCCCTGTATCATTATATGAGTACCTGAGCGGCTGTATTTATTTATAGATGAAAAATCTTCGAAGGTTTCTCCTGGAAAAGGGAAAACTTGAAAAGCAGAAGAGACTTCAGTTATTCCCAAGTCTGCTTCCTCAAGCCAAAATCTTCTTCCTACGTTTTTCCTACCACCAGTCCTAAAACTAGTTTGTTGATAAGCCTTTTCGGCTATGTCTCTAATTTTTGATTCAATTAACGATATTGAACTACCCGAAGATCCACAGGCCGTAACTCTAATAAAGTAAGCCTTTTTAAAATATGCTCGTAGTTTGGCGTAATTAAATCTTTTTGGTATACCTAAAGCACCTCTATAATCAACGTTTTCTGGTCTAGTAAAGTCTATATTTGGATGTTTTGTTATTTTTGGTAAAACATATTGAGATATATATTTATTTGCAGCTTTGGTCATTCTAGGAGAACAAAGTTTACAAACATTTGTTAATATGCTTTGCTTTATTTCTTTTGATCCAAAAATAGCACCTACAGCATTTTTAATAAGGCTGTCATTAGCTGCAGCTTTAATGTCTAAATCAATTCTAATGTTTGCTTCTCTAGCCATTAAAAATCCGCCCAGTAAGACATTGCGTTTACATCAGCTCCTAGGCCATAAGTAATTGGAGGTTTTGATAATTTAGTTTTAAACTCTTTATCAGAGTCGGCATAAAAAACAGCATAAGAAGCACGCATAATGTCTGGTATATATTTTTTATCACAAACTAACTTCCAAACATTTACTGAACCCTGTGCAAATATGGTGTTATCAAAATCTTTAGGGTTTCCGTATATTTTTCCGTATATAATTTTAAATTTTTCGCCTTGATAAAAACCACTTGCAGAGGTAAAAGCAGAATCTTCGTAACCAGGCATAGAATTAGGTGTGGTAATACCTCCATAACTAGGCATAAATCTAGGCTTAGAGCTTACAATATCTTGAAAGCCTTTTTCTGAGCTTGCAATTATTTCATTTTGAAAAAATAATTTGCATTTACTCCCCACACCACCCTCAGACTCTAGTAAAGCCTGAGAGATTTGCTTCCAAGAGTCTTTTATGCTGTCAGGTACGTAAGTCAATTTTATCTCCTAGCTGGACCATATTCGGGATAATAAGTAAAGTTTGTTGTCGTGTAACCCAAATCTGCACTTTCGTAAGGACCAAGAATTGCCCTTCCTGCGTATTTATTGCCTCTTTCCCATTCCCATTTAGTTTTTTCGTAATTTTCAATATACGTTTTTAATGATTCTTGTCTACCTTTTAGGGCGGCTGTTCCATCATAGGAGGTCAAATCATCTTTTATCCTAACGCCGTATTTAGCTACATCTTTTCTAGCTTCAGACATAGATAATATAACTGCCGCTTTAAGTATGAATAAATTTGATAAACCTTTATTTGCAGTATCTGTAGTTGGGTCTGGGTTTATAGTTAGCGAATTTAAATCTACAGTATATGTCGTTGGTAAAACTGATAATTCTGAAACTGCCGCCTGAGCAGCCAAAACAATATATTGATTTAGGTCAAAATCAGAGTAAGAATAAGGTGTACTTATATCTCCTATGTAATACCTTAATCCAGTTATTAATGTAGAGTAAGTAGACATTATAGTATACCAAAATTATCGTATTGGCCGTAAGCTTGAACAGTTCCTGTAGCGTCCTCTGTGATAGCCCAAGCACTTCTAATTACATCAGCACCATCTCCACCAAATTCGTAACTTTCTCCGCTTCCTATGGGTAAACCCTTGCTTATTTGCATAGAGCCAGTAGGCGTATTTATGCCTACAAAAATACGGTTACTTCCAGGATTTAATACTAGTAACTTATAGAATGGGCCTTTTTGGCCGTATAAAGAGCTGTCAAATATAAAACGTCCAGTTGTAGGAACAACCATTCCAGTACCTAAAGAAAAAGGCTCTCTTTTTGCGGCTCTTGAGAAATTGTAACCAGTTGGCGTTTCAGTAAAACTTCCCTGCTGCCCAACGGCAAGGGAGGGATGATTTAATGGTCCATGACCTACAAAAGCTGCATTCGAGGTTGGGCTTATGTTATTTTTTGTATATGCTAGTGCCATATTTTAAATACACAAAAGAAAACCACCGCTCGAAAGCGGTGGTCTTTATTTAGATAACTAAAATTTAGAATGAGCCAGCTAAAACATTTCTAACGTCTAGAACAGCCCATCCACCTTCCATCGAACCATAGAAGCCAACTAATCCATGTCTATGGAGATTTTCATCTTCTGTGATTTCAATTTCTTGACTTACTGGGTGAATAAAGCACTTGTCTGGCTGAGAAAGGTCTAAACCGACGACGAGTTCTTCATCGCTGTTTGGCCCTAAAGAACCACCTAAGGTGCTGCTGTAGTAGAGTTGATACTCTTGACCAACACCAAGTTCGTCCAAGTCGTGGAAGTTTACGCCATACATACCTCTAACAGCGCCTTCTTCACTTCTTTGAATTTGAGTTCTAATGTCATCAGAAACTAGACCAGCACCCCAAGCAGACATGTCTTCAAAAGCCTCTGGTGACATGTATATATCAGTCAATTTCTTTCTAGCGGTACTAGTTGAGTTTCCTCCACCGTTTCTTCGAACTACAGTTTTCATAAGGCTGATAAGCTTAGGAGTGAATGAGCCCGCTGGAGCATCTGCATCATAAGCTAATATACCACGACCTTGTGCTGCAGCTAAAAGAGTTTGCCAGCCGTCATCGTTATTTTTCTTAACGAAAGACATATTAAGAACTTCAATCATTCTTCTTAAGACATCGTATCTAGCATGCTTTAAGAATCTTCTAGTGCAGTCGATTGAGCTACCAATTGAGTAGGTATTAAGCTGAATGTAATCAGCCTCAACTCTACGCATTGGAATTTTGCCGTGGTCAGGTATAACATAAGCCACGTGCTCTTTCTCAGTTCCTGGAGCTAAAAGATCAAGAGGAATTCTTAAGTCGGTGGTTTCAGTAAAATCTTCGGTTACGAAAATATCTGAAACTATATCACCATCAAGGATGCCCTCTCTGATAGGACCTTCTACAGCAACTGCCTTCTCGTTAAGAGCTGCAGCTATACCTTGCGCTATAGACGCCTGAGCTCTAAGAGCAACGTTCTTATCATTACTTCCCGCATTAATTAGAAGCTGTTTTGCTTCTGTGGTTAATTCTTCTGTGTCTACGCTTGCTTTAATTGAATTGTTCATAGTTTTTTACCTACTTTCTATTTATAAATCTATATAAACCTTGGCGTAGCCATCTTCGTCTAACAACGACAAGAATTTGCCTACCTGGAAAGCGCTTGTAAGATTAGCGACACCCCAAGTGCCAGGTAATATTCCGCTACTTGGAGTAATGTATCCTGAAGGGCCTAAATAAGCCTTACCTCCAACTGTAATGCCAGCGCTTGGATAAATCATATTTGTTACAACATATCCTTTTCTAGCGACTAGAACTTTATCGCCTACTTGAGCTTCTGACTTGTAGGGGTTAAGGGTTTGTCTAGTTAGATCGATGTTAACTACATCGTTCATAAGAACGCCTAGTGGTTGTCCAGCGCCTGTTGGATTAAGGCCGTACCAAACCTGGTTAGCTGACTGATCCATTGCAGCGCCAGATGGGCCTGTTGCGGTATTGCCTGTTGGTACAACTATACCGCCTCTAGCTGAACCGTAGGCCCAGCCAGTGGCCGCGAAGAACGAAATGTCTTCATCTACTATGTTTCTATCGGGTTTTAGTGCCATTTTATTTTACCTTTAAGTTTTATACACAGATTATTTTAAAATTAAAATTATTTTCTTTTTCTAGTCAACGTAAAACCTACGAGGTTTTCCGCTGGATTTACTTTATTCTCTGATGATTGATTTAAAACCATGTTGGCTTTAGCAGGAATAAATTTTGATCGCTTTAAAGCCGCTTCTGCCTTTTTAATTCTTTCGTTTTCTTCTAACTCTTTATCTATGGTTTTGGATATCTTTGAAACAGCATTTTTAAGAGCATTATAGCCCTTATCATCAAGAGACGCTAATTCAGCAACGTCCGCCTTAGTGTACTGATCTCCAACGATAGACTGCATTTCCTTGAGTCTATCCTCACCAATTTTGTTAGTGTAAGCCTTATCAGCGATAACTTCTACTTCGCGCGCAAAATCTTTATAGGAATGTAACTCTTGATTTAATACTTGAATATGCGCAGCTGCCTCATTCACTGCTCTTTCGTATTCTGAAAGATCTTTATTGAGGTTATTAATGTGAGCAGTAGCCACCTCAATTGCATTTTTGTACTGAGCATTTTCACCGCTTAGGTCTTTAATTACCTCTGCGGCATTATCTACATGATTGATAACTTCTTCTTCTGTTAAGTTTTCCATTTGATTTACTCTATTTTTTTTATACACTAAATTATTAGATTCATCTAAACCTGAACCTCTGCCATAAAAAGGTCCCTGCTGCGGGTTTCCAGTATTTACTAGATATTGAGATGGTTTTGAAGGAAGGTCTCCTGCTCCGCCAGGAACGCTTGGTTGAAAAGAAGTAGTTTGAGTTTGTTCAATTTTACCCCCACGCATTAACTGCGTAACGCCCTTTTTTGATAGCTCTTGTAAAATAAACCTAAGCTCTCTTTCATCAGCACAAGGTCTATACATAGGAACCTTCATTTGCTGCTCTAAATCGGTAGGATCACCCATAAGGGCAGCATAAAGAAGAGGCTGATCAGAATGCCTATCGGATTGATATAAATGACTTCCTGTGCAACCAAGTTCTATTGTACCTACCTTTTCTGCTTCCTTAGCGGAATAAAAAAGAAGTCCATCAGCAGGCAATTCTTCTGTTTTTGGTTTATTGGCTCTGTCAGCCAACTTCTGAGGGTCCTGAGACATATTTGGTTGACCCAACTTAGCGTCAGGATTTAATTGCATTTCATCAGGATTTAGTGGAGAATTTGTACTTTGGTAAGTAGGGAAAGGTACCGATGAAGCTGGCGGAACAGCATTAGCCCCTTCTAATGCCGCTTTGGATTTATTATTTATTATGATACTCAATATTTTACCTTTCTTTTTATTAGCAGGCTCTATAACTATACCTTGACCTGAAAAAATTATATTCTTGAGCCATCTTCCAACCTGATATTTTTTTCCATTATATTTGGTATAACCTCTACCCCCATAAGCGGTCAAGTCATCGGATATATGAGAAGTTTCTTCATTACGATCTACGTAAATAATGTTTTCGTCATCTTCATTTTTTCTTAAACAATATCCAAAATCTTCAAAAAAGCATTCCATAGAAACATAAAGATTTCTATCTTCTATACCGGCTTTTATCTTCTCAGCATATGAAGGAAAATACTGTGACCAAATAAGACCATCTTGTTTTATATGGACTTTTCCAGATGTAGTTTTATTAGAAGAAGATAAAAATTTGTTTTTATCAACATCATTCATAAAATCAATAGAAGGCAAATCCCCACTAACAAGCATAGATTTTACCATTACCCCAATATTCTCATTTTCACTGTCTTCAGAACCTCTATGCATCCAGTTAATTGGTTTAAATATTGGAGTTTCAGATGCTTTTACAATTTCTTCTGCAGTAAAAAGATCACCATTAGCATTCCATATGTCAGTCACTAGTATGGAGGATATTGGCGTAACGTCGTCTGTTATCTTCCAATCAGCGCCTCCTAGAGCTGACATTGCGCAAGCATTACCTTGACAAGCAAAAGCTAAATGTTTTACGTCAGAATTATTGTTTAATATAAGACTAGCGTCTGCAGTAATTCTATTTTGTAGAATCTTATCAGCTATATGCTTTTCTGAATTAAAAATTTTCATGGTATTTGATACACTTTAGATAATTTATTAGCAATAATAAAGTTTTTTAGAGTTTTAACACTGTTCACTGTGGGAGACTTTATTTTCTTAATTTCTTTGTTTAATTTGATCTTAAAATCTTGATATTCAACAGAGTCTGACTGAGAAACCTCTAAAATCTCTTCTGCAGTTAAATCAGCGCCTTTAAATTTTGCTAAAACCCTGTCTTTGGCTACGTCTATTTCATTTTTCTGAGAACTGTTTAACTGCCTCTTGTTGGATAGTTTAAATTTATCTAAATAAAAGGCCTCTAAAATATCTTCAATTTTATTGTGAAAGTTAGTAGCAGAATCTAAATGCTCTGCCCGTATTCTTTTTGATACTTTTCTTTTGACCGTATCTTTTGAGCCATTTGGTCTACCATTCGTTTTAATCGGCTCTTTATTGTTTTGTGAAGATGGAGGGTTTTCTGTCTTTATATTTACAAGCTCTTTATTCTTTTTATGATTACTGTCAGAAATTTTTGTCTGAATAAAAGGACTTAATTTTTCTGGCACAAGCGAATCTTTTCTTAATTTTTCTTCTGCATCTAGCCTAGATTTTTCAATATCCCACATTTCACCAATTTTTTCTACAATTGTTTGATTAGAGATAACATTTCTGTCATTTAACTCAGTTAAAAGTTTAAAATAACTAGGTTGATCAAATAAATTGTCTACATTAAACTTTATGCGAGGCTTATTTTGAAATGAAAGTTCCTCACAAATTATAGAAACTTCAGCATTTATCCAGTCTGTAATTGCTCTTCTAATGCCATCTATTCTTTTCATTAAGTTTCTTAAACCCATAAAAGAATCATTAGAACCTCCAGCAGAAGAATTTCCTCCTATGAGGCTTTTGTGAACACCCAAGCCAAGGAGCATTGATTCATAATTTTCAGTAAAGTTCTCTAATTTTTCAATTGGAGGAAAATACTGATCATAACTTAACATGGAATCCCAAATAATATCTAAAGTTCCTCCGCTGTGATTTTCTAAAACATTAGACAACCTAACGATAGAACCTAAATCTGGCAAAATTTCTTCCTTATGATCGCCAAGCCTCCATAATCTTACAGAGTTATACCAGCTGTCTAACGCGCTTATTTTTGCCATTCGTAATTTTTCATTGTAAATAACGTCATGCAATATACTATAAATAAAACTTTTTGCCCAAATATCGCTATCTTTCTTTTTATAATGAGCTACATATACGGAATCTTCAGATAATGGGATCAATACATCTCCGTTACCTTTTCCATTCAAAATTGCCGCCTTAACTTCTTTAGGAAAGTTTACTAGTACTGACTCTCCTTCCTTTTTGACCAAGCCTCTAAAATGAGCTATGTTCTTTGAGCCCAATTTAATAGCCCATTTTTTAACTCCAGAAAATATAGCTAAGTCGCCACCAATCAAAGATATAGTTTGAGGATCATAAAAAACGTACTCTAAAGGAATTTTTGATTTTATGGCTGCGTTAACAGAGTCTCGCTTCATTCTTCTAACGGCAGGCATGTCTATAGATTCAAATTTTCTTCCCGCTACGACATTTCCTTCAACAACAAAATAATTAGCAAATCTTTCAGCTCTTTCTTTAAGATTCACTTTTTCTGACCACTGCTTAAAGAAGTTTTGAATATTCTCATTTTCACTAACAAGCTCAATACCTTCTACAGCAATCTCTGTCATAAGGTCTATAACAGATCTTATAACACCAACACTTTCATAGGCTTCCCTGCAGGCAGTCATTATCTCTATATCTTTAGAGGGAATTCTTTCGTTTGGTCTAAATCTTTCCCATGCTTTTCTAGTAAATGGCGGCCTAACAGAAATTCCATCCTCAACATTAGAGTAAAAGCCACCAAAAGCCATTTGTGATGGATCTACTGAAGACATAGCCTTAGCATGCTTAGATAAGGCTTCATTTTTTTCATTGTTTGTGGAAGTGTAAAAAGTTTCTTTTTCCAAGATCTAACCTCAATGCAATTGTATACACATTGGAGTAATATGTATATAAAGTAAATAGAAAAGTTATAGCACTAATGATTCCTAAATATAATTTTTAACATTTTGAAAGTGTATAAAATTCATGCAAAAAATAATAGATAAACTTAATTTTATTTTTTCCGCAATTGAGCAGTTAATTTGTGGAAAAACGGAAGAGCAAATAATTATAGCAACGCTTAATGGTGAATGCAAAGGTGAGCCAATTAACGGACAAAAGGCGGTTAGAAACGTAATAGCAAATAGAGCAAACGGACCATCTTATATGCGTGTACCAAATCCTTTATATAATGGAACAAATAAGGAGGTTATAGCCTGTTTATCTAGATCGCAATTTTCAGTATGGAACGGAGTTACTAACTGCACACAATTTAACATTAGATATAATAAAGCTATGGAAGGAGCAACGATAACCTCAATACCAGAAGTTGATTATTCTGTTTTTACAAATGGCACAGGATTAACTTTAGACCAGGCTAAAAAAATATATTTATTTTGTAATCCAGATGCAAAAGCATCTAGAAAAAATAATGAAGGATGGGTAAAAATAGTTGTTAAACAAAGCGACGCAAATCCAAAAAAATCATCTTGGACAGCAGAAGTTTTAATTAACGGTCGAAAAGTAAAAGCTACTTTTATACGTATAGGAAATCACGTTTTTGTTCATGGTATTCAATAATAAAATTATTAGTATGAAATACTTCCATTTGTTCCGTCACGTCTAGAAGTATTTGAGGGTCTATTTGTATTAGAGTTGAGGTTTTTCATCTTTTTTAAACCCTTACCTTGATACATAGAGCCAGCAGAAAATTTATTTGATTTAACCTCTCTTAGGGAGTATCCGCCGAAAGAGAATTTAGTTTGCTCAGCAGGCGTATTTAAAACGCTTCTTGCTGCGTCATTCGCTAGCAACAGACTTGTAAAATGATCTTTTCTAAGTCTTAATTTTATACCTTCTGTAACAACTCCTTTTATTCTAGGCAGATCCCAAGTTTTGTGGCCTTTAAGAGTTGTTTGCTCTTGAATAAGCGTTGTTTGATATTTGCATTCTTCGATCTCATACTGAATATTTTCAATAGAAAAATCATCGACTTCATAATCCGCGTTTAAAATCCTGTTTTGCTCTACAGCTATGGCATCATAGGCAGGAAAAATATGCTGCATAGTTGTTATATCTTTGAGTAGATTGAAGTGTGCAGACTCATACCATTCTCTTGAAGAGAATTCTATAACCTTTATTATGTGCGCTCCTTGTCTATCCGAAACCTCTTCGTCATCTATGTCATATAGACAAAAACCCCCCTCTTGAAGCTTAGAAGGGTCTTTCAGACCTTCTATAACAGAGCGCCCACCGCCTCCAGAGTCTATATTTATTCTAATTATATTAAATCGTTTGCATAGCTCATGGATTTTTTTTATAATAAAAGTATTATAATCCTGTATTCCTTCATAAAATGCTGGATTCTTTTTCCTGTTAGCTTCAAATTTTTTTCTGTTAGTACTCCAACAAAAAACGTGCTCTCTATGTCCGTCAGCCAATTTTAAAATTGATATTGCAAAATTATCTCTTTCTGAAGCAGGATCTATACCCATTACGTATTTAGCATTGTTTTTACCAAAATCTTCTACGAAGAATTTTATTTCCCCGTCTTTAAGCGAGATAGGGCAGGTGGCTTTATGAATGGCTGAAGCTGGATAAAAACCATCTGAATCCTTGGCAAACACGCAACCATACTCCATTTTAAATATGGCCGAATCCATTGTAGCTTTACCCTGCTCTAAAATAGTTTTATCCATTAGTCCTTTTGGTAATTCGTCCCAAGGCAGTCTTATCACAGCATATTCACACTTCTCACCTTTATTGGCGTTTGAATAAACTAAATTACAGTAATCCATATAATACTTGTAGAAATGATTAAACTGGTATGTTGCTGTGCCAGCTATTATTATCTGATTTCCTTCAGATCCTTCGCCTCCTATAAACTCGTCTATAGAGTCGCTGTCTATACCTATTGACTTAAGGGCTTCAATTTGATACTGATGTTTAACTTTATCAAAAGTATTGTTGCTTTGTACAGAAGCAAATCCTCTAATGACAGTTTCAAAAATGTCTGGATTAACAGAGCCAAACTCGTCAACAATAATAGTGTTAGCTCTAAGACCTCTAATTTTTTCTCCGGTTCCTATTGGGATACCCATAATTTTGCTTTCGCCAATCTCCCAAGTAAAACCTAGAACCCCTCTTCTAGGACCGTTATTTGCGCCGCATATATCCTGCAGGATAGGAGAATTTTTCCATATGTTTTCCATAGATTCAAAAACTAATCCAGACTGCCTTAAACCAGCTCCGGCCACCACTATTTTACTGCCTTGATTTAATAAGGCTTTTGTGATCGCGTAACATCCTAACATTGTTGTTTTAGAGCCGCCTCTAGTCGCCAAAAGCATTGGTAATTTTTTATCCCAAAGAGTCTTAAGTATAGACATCTGATATGGGAATAGGTTCATATTCAAAAGAGTCTTAACGGTAAAAGGTAGATATCGTAAATCTTTAAATACAGAAACTAAAGCTTCTGGAATATCATTTTTAGATAGGTTTTCTCTAAAAACATTTTCAGTTGTTATTTTAAAAGTGTCACCTATTTCTAAATAGGCATTATTTAGATACTCATCTATGTGATCTTTTGACCAATTATTTTGCATTTTCTCTTTCTATTATTAGGTGCTTAAAAATGTTGCATACATATTTTTTTGCAAAATATTTATTTGATAAAAATAGAGTTTTGACATTCCATTTGTGGTCTATTTCGCAGACTCTTTTTAAGATAAAATCTGGAGAAAGCGTAAAGTATTTTCCTTTTAATGGGTTTCGTATTGAGTATCTAGCAAAAGAATCTCTTAAATCGTCCTCTACCACTATGTATGATCTTTTGTATTCAGCTAACTTGTCTAGTTCTTTTTGAAATCTGTCCCAATTTTTTCCAAAATTACCTATTATTTCTTCTATGCTGTTTTTACGTTCTATTATAATTCCATCTTTATCACAAAATCCATCAATTGAGTAATCGCCACATGGTAAAGCTTTGGTTTCTATATTTTTAACAAAAAATTCAGACGGCAAACCTTCGGAAAAATCCCATGGTTTTTTTTCTCTAGAATCAACTATTACGTTTGCGTATATTGTTTCTTTTAAAGTTTTTATTGCCTTTTTTCTTTCTATTGAATCTTTTCGGCGCATTTAATTTTTCCCAATCATTCTGATTGCTGTTAGCTATTACTTTCTTAAAAAAGATGGATTCATATTCAGATTCTTTTCCAGTAATTTTTTTGTGGTGAGCCTTACAAAGCGTGATACCATTAAATACTTCTGTTCTAAGCCTATGATATTCTGAGTATTTTTTGATATGATGCACTTCTAATTCATGTCTTACGCAACAGTTTGGGTACTGACATGTAAAATTGTCTCTTTTTAGAACTTCAGCTCTAAATTTTCTATAGCCTTCGTAATCTCTATCTCCTCTTTTAGATCTCACCAAAAATAATACACTTAAATATCTTTTGTGTCGCTGAGATACATTTCATATAAAACATCTTTCCAATTAAGACTTGCTTTCCATCCTAGTTTTTTATTGGCTTTTTCAGGATTAGCGCACAATAAATTTACCTCTGCCGGTCTTTTCATTTTGTCGTCTATCACATACGGCGTCTCTGATATTCCAGATACAGATATAACAAAATCTAAAGCTTCTTTAATAGAAGCGGTTTCTCCAGTGCCAATAACATAATCATCAGGATGATCTTGCTGCAACATTATCCACATTGCTTTTACATAATCTTTTGCATGGCCCCAATCTCTCTTAGCTTCTAAATTACCAAGAGTAAATTTTTGTCCATTTTTAATAAAATTTGATATGCCTCTTGTTATTTTTCTTGTTACAAAATCCAAACCTCTTCTAGGACTTTCGTGATTAAATAATATTCCACAGCTAGCATGAATGCCATAAGCTTCTCTGTAAAGACCAACCATTTTATGCGCATAAAGCTTAGCTGCAGCGTATGGACTTCTAGGATCAAAGTTCGTGCTTTCGCTCTGAGGTCCAGGAGAATTTCCAAAAAGCTCAGAAGTAGAAGCTTGATAAAACTTGGTAAGAGGACTACTGTTAACAATTGCTTCTAGTGCGATTGCTACAGCTTCTCCGTTATTTTTTAAAGATACTGTAGGTTCTTTAAAACTTTGCCCAACATGCGAGGAGGCTGCCAAATTATAATATTCATCTGGTCTTACTGATGATATTAAATTATTTATGCCAGAAGCGTCGGTTATATCTAAGTTGATCAAAGTAAAATTTTCATGATCAGCGAAGTTTTTTATAAAATCATTTTCTCTGGAAGAGCATCTTCTAGAGACGCCAAATACCTTGTATTTTTTTTCTAGAAGAAATTCGCATAAATAAGAACCATCTTGACCTTGACATCCTGTTACTATTGCTATTTTATTCATTTTTTAATCTCATTTCTTTTACGGTGTCTGAATCTAAAAGTTGAGGAGCCATTTCTCCGTCCATAAATTCTATCGCATTTCTAAGCTGATTTGTTTTTGAATCCATAGAAATCTTAAGAAGTTCGGCCATCCGACCCTCTTGATTTCTAGTTTTCTTAGAGTCGAACTTTTTGCATAAAGAAAAAAAAGTATCAGCTCCAACTTTGCCTTTTTCTTCTCTTTGCTTTCTCGTGATATTTAGACTTTCGCTTAGTTTCGTGCTTTTTTCAAGCAAGTCTTTATATTCTTTATTTAAATCCGTCATTCTCAAACTAGCAGCAAAAACTTTTTCATAAACAGCAGCTTGCGACGGGTCAGTTAGATCTAATTCTTTTATATCTCTTGCTCCGCTTTCCTGCATTAAAGAATCTCTAAGATTTATAGCCTTTGAATAATCATATTGATTTTTATCTATTCTTAGTTTAAGCAATATAATTTGTTCAATACTATTTTCTTCAGTATGATTTAAGTCTTCAAGTTGCTCATGATAGCTTGCCCATTCGTCACAAAACGTAGACCATTCATCTTTATTTAAAATGTTTTTAAGTCTTCTTCCTCTTGCAGAATTTACTATATCTTGAATCCAATGATTTCTATCTACTTCTAAAATCTCAGGTTTTTCTTCAGTTAAATTAAAATCTTCATTTAATATTTTCTTTTTATATCTATCGACAGTTTTATAAGAACAGTTAAGCTGCCTAGCTATTTCTGCAACTGAAACTTGATTTAAATTATCTTTAATAAATTTAATTTGAGATTGGGATAACTTTTTATTCATTATTATTCCATTCTAGCAGAATTTCTTTTATTCTAAATTCTAGTTTATTACGATAGTAAGAGGTTACCGCCTCATTAGAAAGACATGCTTTAAATATTTCTTGGTAGATAGGATCTAATCTTTCCATGACGAATTTTTGTAGCTCCTCATATTCTACAGTATTGTAAATATTTGAATTGACTACTGCGTTCTTATCAAAAGAACAATTGGTTTCTTCAAAAGAATTCGCTGAGCTAGCTAATCTTTTTCTAGATTCTGCGTGCTTCTTATTAACAGAAGAACAGTTATCTCTATAAAAATTTTTAAGTCTATTCTTTGCTATTTTATTAAGCCACTTTTCTAAATTTTTTTTAGGATTTCTATCTGTCTCTTTAGACTTTTCATAAAATTTTAATTGCTGAAGACATATTAACTTAACTTGAGACTCTATATCATCTTCTGTCATGAACCCAAATTTTTTAGATCTGTGTATTTTTGCTACAGAATTTATAATTTCAACAACTTCGCTATAGGATACAGACCAATCTTTTGATTTATTTATTTTTAAAAAATTTTTGATGGGGTCTTTTTGTTTCACCTATAATCTTAGGTAAATTTGGACTTTTTTTTAAAAAAAGTGCGCTTTAATCATTATAATGTGTAATACTTAGTAATACTATGGAAAACAGTTTAATTTCAAACGGATCTAAAAAGAGATGGACTGAAGTGGAAAAGAATTTTTTGGCCTTGAATGCTGAAAAAATGAGAGACTTAGATATTTCTGTTCATTTAAAAAAAACCCTAAAGTCTATAAGAGAAATGAGAAGGCGTCTAGGATTAGTTAAAGAATCGGGTAGGGGTAAAGTAAAACTTAGAGGTAAATAATGTCTTTATTACGACTAAGCGCTACTGCAAATTGCCTTAATGACAACTATTTGAATGCAAATTCAACCTCACAAAATAATGGCTCTCAAACAAACATACGAGTTTCATACGTATCAGGAGTTAAAAACGTTAGCCTGTTAAGGTTTTTAATACCATCTACTGTTACTAAAGATAATTTTATTGAATCTAGACTTGTCTTAAAACAAGTTGGATGGGAAGGTATAGGCGACCCTCCAATAGAAATGGTTAATATTAAGACAGGCTATTTAAATGTCCCAGGTTGGACTGAAGCTGGATCAACTTGGTTAAGAAGCAGAGGAGTTACTTCTTGGACAAACTCTGGAGCTTATCAAAGTCCAGATGTTATCTCAGGAACTATATCAACGCAATCTATAGAGCATGACGGAACTTATGTCGCCCAAGAGATATCTATAGACACTACTACAATTGTTAATTACGCACTAAATACAGCGCAATCTTACGATCTTTCAATGTCGCTATGGACAGAAACAGAAACCACATGGAACTATGGAAGTAAAGAAAGTCAATATATTCCTTATATGATATTTTTCTATTCTGCAGAAAGAAAAAATAACAGGCTTGGAAAAAGTAAAGTCGCTAGAATTCCAAGCTTATGATTTGCTCTTTTTCTTAGGATGACAAGCAGGAAGAAGGTCTACATCAAAAGGTTTTCTCTTAAAAGAACCTGTTCTTAAAGCATATAAGAACCCATTAACTCTACCATATCCCCACTGCTCAGGACCTGTAACATTAGGTCTTACACTTTGGGGATTTGTTTTATAGGCCCCAACTCCTCTTCTAAAGACCGTCATTAAAGTTCTTGTAGATGTTTTTTTACAAGAGTCAGACCCATATTTTTCATTGTGCTTAGCCGCTTTTTCAGTTAATGTTTTTTTAACAGAACCTGAAACTTCCGCAGCTAAAGCGAATAATACTTCTTCAATATAATCTAGATTTTTTTCAGATCCTTCAATATAAATTTCATTTGTCATTTTGAGACCTGCTTTGATTTTTACTAAACTCTCTTTTAGCCCATAACAAGACTACCGCTGTAATAGGAACGTACCAAAAAAGCCAAGAATAATCGTTATTTTTTACACCAGGTTCTTCTATTCCATCTTTTAATTTTAAAGTCATAGGTGAGTCTTTTCTATTAGAAGGTATTAGTTCTGGAGCTATTGAGCAAGAGGTTAGAAATATAGATATAAATATAATAAAATATTTCATGATTAACTCTTGTTTGAAGCGGCAGCGCTTCCAAAATAAAAGCCAACTATACTTAAAAGAACCTGTCTATACTCTGCTGCGTACAAGTAACCATTAAGTTCAACAAAAAACTTTTTACTAAATGATGGCACTAGTCCTAGTATATATTCTGGAGATGAGCCTTCGATTTCTACAATTGTCGGTATTCCAAAAAAAGGTAGAATAAATGGCGCAGCCATAGTGGCGAACAATACTACTAAAACTATCAACTGCCTAACACCTTTACCAACATCTAAAGGAACTCTTTTAACAGCTGAGTTCATAAGTTTATCTTTATTTTCATTTAAAGATATTAATCTCTCAACAAGCTGTTTATCATTTTCTCTTTTTTCAGCTAAATAACGAAACACAAATCCTGTGATTCCGCCACCTAACATAGAAATGAGTTCTAAAGGCATCATTTTTTATTAAATTTTGTTATAAGCTTGTGCATTTGCTCTCTAGATCTACAGGGCATATAATAGGTAGTGTTAGGCTTTAGTCCTGGCTGCTTCCCATCTATGTTAAAAAATTTCTGTATGGTCTCACAACCTAACTTTGAAGCTAATTTTTTCGCAGATTTTTTCTTTGTAAAGGTATATGATTTATAGTCTTCTTTATCAATTTTCGAAGAAGTATAATCTTTAACGCTTTTATTTTTTTCCCACATTTTACATGACCAGTATCTAGCTTTATGTTTTGGTCCCGGGTTATCATCACAGCTGTGACGAGATCTAAAATTCTTTCTTCTTTGATCGCTATCCCTTTTAATTTCCATGTTAGGATCACCAAAAGTTACGCGTACAATATTTCCTTTATCATTTTTTACATAAACATAAAACTTCTTTTTCCCATAGCCTGGATCACCTTTTCCAATTCTTCTGGGTTTGTTTAGTGTTACATTTTTTTTATTCATTTTTGAACCTTTTCTAATTGATCTTCTGTTTTTGATAGAATATCACCAGGCTTATATGTTGATCCGCTATTGTTCACTTTGTAGTGAATAAGGTAACCTGAGTTGTTTTTAAGAGCTTCTACCTTTACTACAGTTCCCATACTTCCGTAATGCATACAACTATTATTAACATTCTTAACTGTATCACCAATAGAAAAACCCTTATAGCTAGACAGGCTTGATCTGCCAAACATCTTTAAGGAGTTTTTTATGCGCGTCTGTATAGATTGTTTCATCAAAGTGTATACACATTATGGCGATTTCAAAAATTAAAAAGAAATCGAAGTTAAAAAGTAAACTCAAGTCTAAAAAAAGACCTAAAAGAGATTTTACAAAAAATAAAAATGTTAAGTTTTTTTTAAAAACAGTAAAAGATCAATGCAGAAGATGCAGGGTAAAATTAATATTTGCTGAAAGTAATACTGTTGGAGAAAAGGGCTTTGGTGGTCTTTACGGATATTTTTTAAATCCATCTAAAGCAAAAGGTGAAATAAAAATAGCTGTTAAAGACATAGAGCCAAAGGAATGGATATATACTTTAGCTCATGAATACGCGCACTTCCTACAATGGTTTAATAACGACCCAATATTTAATAGTAAAAATTATCTTAAATTAGAAATTGAGACTGAAAAGCAAGCAATAAAAATATTGAGAAAATTTAAAATACCTCTAAACTTTACGTTAATTAAAAAGCAAAGTAAGAGGTATATAAATGAATTATCTAGTTTTAATGATGAGTAGATTATAAGGTTTTAAAGAATCCCATCGCCACCCATAACGCCGCCGCCTCCGCCGCTAGGGGGTTCTACTTCGCCACCTGGAGGCTGTGAGCCTCCGCCTCCGCTAGGCGGTTCGCAGAGACCAGGGTTTGGACTACACTCGTCGTTTACTATCTGCTCAGCAACAGCATCGCAAGTTTCTTGGGCTG